AAAATACGGTGACTACTGGCGAGAAATTTAAGATATCAGTACAGATCCAAGAAATTCAGGATTATCCGTTTGATTACCCTTACGATTATCCGATATCTTATACCGGAACAGCAAAGCCGGTAAAATCATAAGAAATTTAATTGAAAGTGAGAAAAAGCGGTGAAAGACATATTGATGCAGACATATATCATTGCGCTTCCAATCTTATTGGGATATATTGTCTGGCTCTTGCAGGAGCAAAAAAAGAAACAGGTGCAGGACGCAAAAGAGCGTGATGAACGGATTGCGGAAGAACGTAAAAAAAGGGATGCAAACAGCGCCGGTACAATGTTACTTCTTAGGGTACAGTTAATTGAATATCACGGAAAATATATGAAGCTTGGTAAGATACCGAGCTATGCTTATGAAAATTTCTGTGAGATGTATGAAGCATATCATCGGCTTGGCGGGAATGGCATGATCACAAAAATGAAACAGGAAATAGAAGAATTACATCTAAAACAAAAAGGAGAGTAACGATTATGAATACGGAAATGTTGATGCAGTATATTACCTATGCACTTGGTGGAATCGGAATTTTAGCATTCCTTGTGAGCGTAGTTGTACAGGTGATAAAGGAAATGCCGGTACTGAAAAAGATTCAGACCAATGTGGTGGCGCTTGGGGTAGCGCTAATCCTGACACCGACGGCAGTGATAGTTCTATGTGTCTATTACAAGATTGTAATTGAATGGTATTATGTATTTGCCTCATTTCTAGCAGCATTTATTGTGTATCTGGTAAGCACCGGAGGCTGGGAACGGATCACAGAAATCTGGAACAGAAGTAAATATAAAGAATAATGGGGCGAGTGATCGCCCTCTTTTTGAAAGGAGAAACATTATGGCAATGAATGGAATTGATATTGCAAGTTATCAGGCAGGAATTGACCTCAGTGTGGTCCCGTGCGATTTTGTGATCGTAAAGGCAACAGAGGGAACAGGCTACGTGAACCCAGATTTCACAAGAGCTTACGCACAGGCTAAGAACGCCGGAAAGTGTCTCGGTATCTACCATTATGCGAATGGTGGAGATTACCAGAAAGAAGCAGATTACTTCCTTGATAGAATCGGAAAACGTGTAGGCGAAGCAATTCTCTGCCTTGACTGGGAGGGGAAGAGCAACCCGGCATTCGGTAGCTCAGATTTTGCATGGTGCAAGAGCTGGCTTGACTATGTATACCAGAAAACAGGCGTAAGACCTCTTTTGTATTGTTCGCAGTCTGTAGCCTATAAATTCAACAATATCGGAAACTATGGACTCTGGATTGCACAGTACGCAGACATGAACGCCACAGGCTATCAGGATAAGCCGTGGAATGAGGGAGCTTATACTTGTGTTATCCGGCAGTATAGCTCTTGTGGTAGATTGAATGGATGGGGCGGTAATCTCGATCTGGATAAATTCTACGGCGACAAGAACGCATGGAACAAGTACGCCGGAAAAGGAAACACAACCAAACCGGCAGAAACACCGAAACCGACAGTGAATACTCCGGGCGGATCCACGCTCGATCTGGTTGTTGGAGTCATGCAGGGCAAGTACGGTGATGGTGACAACCGCAAGAACGCCCTCGGAACACGGTATACGGAAGTGCAGAGCTTCATCGACCATATCTATTCTGCATCCGTAGATACACTGGTGAACGAAGTGAAAGCTGGTAAATATGGTAACGGTGACACAAGAAAGGTTGTTCTCGGTAGTCGTTACACAGAAGTCCAGAACAAGATCAACGCTGCATCTGCCAGAAAATCAAATGAACAGATCGCACAGGAAGTTCTTGCCGGTAAATGGGGCAACGGAAACGACAGAAAGAATCGTCTTTCAGCTGCCGGATATGACTACAATACAATTCAGAATATCGTGAACGGTAAGTCAGGTGCTTCATCCGCACAGTATTACACCGTGCAGAGCGGAGATACGCTTTCCGGTATTGCAGCTAAATACGGCACGTCCTACCAGAAGGTTGCGCAGCTGAATGGAATCAGCAATCCGAATGTGATCTATGTTGGTCAGAGACTGCGGGTGAAATAAATCACGGTTGACAGCACCAAACATGAGGACTTACAATTCCCTTAAAATAAGAAGAAATAACTTTATCGGTTGTGGCAAAATGGATGACCCAATGGGGTTCTAAAGCACTTGGTGATCAGGGGTATTCTCCGTCAGAAATCCTCCGCTATTATTACGGAGATGATATTTACATCAATACCGCTGAAGAAATTTCAGGCATTCCGTCTTCATGGCCAGGGTATACCCTTTCCCAGGGTTCTTCTGGTACAAAAGTCCGGCAAATGCAGGAACAGCTAAATGTCATTGCCGGTGCATACCCGGCAATTCCGAAAATCACAGTTGACGGTATTTATGGCCCGGCAACAGCGTCGTCCGTCAGAAAATTCCAGTCGGTGTTCGGGCTTCCGGTAACCGGAACTGTTGATTACCGTACATGGTATAAAATTTCCGAAATTTATGTAGGTGTATCCAGAATTGCAGAATTGTCCTGACTTGGATTTTATATTATGATCTAAGTTTTCTCCCAAAGTCTGCTTTTATGCAAAGAATACCAAATGTGTCATGCTTCAGTTTAAAATGTTTCATACTCATCTGGTGCTGATTACTGCAAAATAAAAAATGCTAAAATTAACAAAACCTCCCAGTGTAATCTGAATTTATTCTCCATATACTAGGAGCGTAACACAAAACAAAATGTTACAAAAAAGGAGGAAATGAATATGGCAAGTCGTTCATCAAACAGAGCAGCCGTGCCAGAAGCAAAAGGTGCACTGGACAAATTTAAATACGAGGTTGCAAGCGAACTGGGAGTACCGTTATCAGACGGGTACAACGGAGACTTAACTTCAAGACAGAACGGATCTGTCGGAGGTTATATGGTCAAGAAAATGATCGAAGAACAGGAAAAACAGATGTCCGGTCGATAGGACAGTCAGTGAAGGTATCACAGGCATTTCTGCCGGATACAAAAAAGGGAATGTCTGATAAACAGGCACTCCCTTTTTCTCTGATCACTAAGCTGGAAATCGGACTTGAACCGACGACCCCTTCATTACGAGTGAAGTGCTCTACCGACTGAGCTATTCCAGCATTCGTGCTGCTTTCGCAGTCACGAATTATATTATATCAAATTTTTGAATAAAAGCAACTCTTTTTTAAAAAAATTACACTTTAAAATAAACATAAAAAATAGGTATTGAAATCTGTAACCAGATATGGTAAACTTTTTACAATTTGAGAAAGTGTGGGCGCTCTGGAATTGAAAAGACTCCAAGAGTGCCCCTTTTTTGAGAATAAAAGAGTATTACGAAGGGATAAGGTGAACATATGAAAGCGTTTCTAATTTTAGAAGACGGAACTGTGTTTGAAGGCACAAGCATCGGCTCAACAAAAGATATGATTAGTGAGATTGTATTCAATACTTCAATGACTGGATACTTAGAGGTGCTGACAGACCCTTCTTACGCCGGACAGGCCGTTGTCATGACATATCCGCTGATCGGAAACTATGGTATTACACCGGATATGGAGTCCAAGAAGGCGTGGCCGGATGGTTATATTGTAAGAGAATTGTCCAGAATGCCAAGCAACTTCCGTTGTGAAGGTACAATTCAGGATTTCCTGAAAGAACAGGATATTCCGGGAATTGCAGGAATTGATACCAGAGCACTTACCAAAATCCTCCGCGAAAAGGGTACAATGAATGGTATGATCACAACGAATGAAAATTACAATCTGGACGAGGTACTTCCGAAACTTCATGCATACAAAGTAGGAGATGTAGTTTCCAAAGTAACTTGCAGTGAAAAATATGTTTTAGAAGGCAATGGACCAAAAGTTGCATTGATGGACTTTGGTGCTAAGAACAACATTGCAAGGTCTTTAAATGATCGTGGATGTGAAGTTACCGTTTACCCGGCAAATACACCTGCAGAAGAGATCATTTCCGCAAATCCGGACGGTATCATGCTGTCGAACGGACCTGGCGATCCGGCGGATTGCACTTCCATTATTAAAGAAATCAGAAAATTATACGACTCAGATATCCCGATCTTTGCAATCTGTCTGGGACATCAGCTGATGGCACTCGCCAACGGTGGTAAGACCTATAAGTTGAAATACGGACACAGGGGCGGGAACCATCCGGTAAAAGATCTGCAGACAGGAAGAGTTTATATTTCTTCCCAGAACCATGGGTATGCTGTAGATGCTGATAGTATTCCGGAAAGCGTTGCAGTACCTGCATTTGTGAACGTCAATGACAAGACAAACGAAGGAATGTCATACGTTGGAAAGAATATTTTTACAGTACAGTTCCATCCGGAAGCTTGCCCGGGACCACAGGATTCTGGTTACTTGTTTGACAGATTTATGGATATGATGGGAGGAACAAAATAATGCCAAGAAATAAAGACATAAAGAAAGTATTAGTTATTGGTTCCGGTCCAATCGTAATCGGACAGGCAGCAGAATTTGACTATGCCGGAACACAGGCATGCCGTTCACTGAAGGAAGAAGGACTTGAAGTTGTACTTCTGAATTCGAATCCGGCAACGATCATGACAGACAAAGATATTG